ATAGAAAACCCTCTAGTGTTCTTCCCTCTACAAAGCTGTGCTGATCCAGAAGCTTTTGAACAAGCTACTCCAGAGCAGCAAGCACTATGTACAAGCAACGTTATCAACTGTGAAGACGAAGGTAGGCAAGGCGGCTACATAGACAAAACTAGGGCCGAATGTGGACCCCCTATTCACGGCTATTGTGAAGATGGTGTCACGATCAAGGATAACGCAGAAGGCACCAACTGTGATGAATATTCAGAGTTTGGATTCTGTGAAGACAATACTACAAAGAAGGTTGATGAATTAGGCACCAATTGTGAAGAGTATGCAGAGTTTGGTCTATGTGCAGATGGTACAAAGAAGGTTGATGAACTAGGAACTAACTGTGAAGAGTATGCAGAGTTTGGATTCTGTGAAGACGAAAGCACAAAGAAGGTTGATGCAGAAGGTACTAACTGCTCTGAGTATACAGAACCCTTTGATTGTTCCTCTGTTGATCGTAAGCCTCCTGAGAGTGGCGAGGATGCGACTTCAGCAAACGACTGTGGCTCATGTATAGATACTTCTTTAGAGCCTAACAATGCAGGTGTCTGTGAAGAACCGGGGATTTCTCAAGAAGAACAAGACTGTCTAGATAAAGGGCGCGTCTGGAACGACGTAACTGAAACTTGTGAAGACAACTGCAAAAACACACAACACGTAGTAGACCCTGAGACAGGCGAGTGTGGTCCACCACCTTTTGTAAACCCCGGACCTGATGAAGCAACCTGTACAAGCCGTGGTAAGTCTTTTGTCCCTGCCGATGAAACAGCAGGAACCCCTAGTTCATGTGGTGACTGTGTAGAGGAGGGTTGGACACATGAAGGCGTAGGTACAAACTGTGTAGATCCTAATCCAGATCCTAACAACTGTGAAGCTGCTGGTAAAACCCTTAACGAGGACAAGACTTGTGGCCCTTGTGTTAAAGCAGACTGGAACCCCGTAGGCGCTAACGGTGAGTGTGTAGCTCCTGTAGAATGCTGGGATGGATCTACGAAGCCTACAGAGGCAGAGTGTCCAGAGAAGGTCTGTGACGAGAGTAGCTTCCAAGAAGAAGTAGTAGAAACAACTACAATCCCTTATGGGCAAGGACAGCCACGAGTACAGGCTCCTACGTATACGGAAGTTAACGGGGTATGTACTAAGACCACCTATGAAGTTATTGTTGCAGATCCTACACAAGCAGACTGCGAAGCCGAAGGTAAAGTCTTGGGCGAAGGTAGAGAAAGTAAGACTTGTGTTGAACCTACTCCCTGTACTAACGGAGCAACAATAGAAAGTGGGTGTGAGCAATGTGAAGACGGTAGTTCGCCTCCTGATTATGAAGGGGGCAAGTGTGGCGGTAAACTTATTGTCACTCCTGAAACATGCGGACCTGAAACATTTACAGCAGAGAGGACAGTAGAAGCATCCGTAGGATCAGGGGAAGTAAAAGATCCTACTGTTAAGTACATGGTAGAAAACGGAGAGTGTACTAAAGTAACTACAGTATACGTGGCTGGCCCTGTGATACCTCCCGGACCTCCGGCTACAATCTGTGCTGACGGTACTTCGCCTTCTGAGGGTGAAGAATGCGTAGACTGCCCTGCTGGTTCAAGGTATTTAACTTCCTCTACTTTACAAGGGTGTGTCCCCGGACAACAACCTTGCCCCAATGGCGGCGTTAGAGATTCTGACGGTAATTGCCCTCCGGGTGTGTGTGACGGTGAAATCACTGCAGATAACGCAGAGGAATGTGGTAAGAAGTTGTGTAATGGAACATATATAGACATAGACCTTCCTTGCGTTCCTGTTGTTCCTCCTCCTCCAGAGGGTTGTGAAGACCCTACAGAAGCAGACTTTGGTAAAGGTGCTGGATGTGAGAAGCCCTGTCCTGATAACGCTGACATAGGGATTAGTGATGCTCTATGTGGAGACACGACTGTAACCACCTGTCTAGATGACACAGCAAGCAATTTCAACGAAGAAGGCCCTTGTGTCTATGGGCCTATAGAAGAGACTTGTGAAAACGGAGCTACAGATTACCCCGAATGTACTCAATGTGCTGACGGTAGCTTACCTGACGCAAACCTAGGGTGCGGTGGAAACGATACTTGTGACAACGGTGCTACTGACTGGCCTCTGTGTTCAGAGTGTCCTGACGGCACACCAACAGATCCGGATACTCCTTGTAGTGGTGGCCCTGACTGCACTGATCCTGACTATGCCGCAGCTAACCCTGAAGAGTGTACTCCGGGTCCTGAGTGTGTTGACTGTACGTGTCCCGAGTATGCCGCAGCTAACCCTGAGGAATGCTTACCTTCTCCTCCTCCCCCTCCTGAGGGTGGCGGTGGTGGTGGTGGCGCAGGCGGCCAAGAAAAGCGAGAGCCTATTGAATTTGGTATCTCGGCTGACCCTGAGCTTCTTGCGAGAAAACAGTTTCCTATAACCGACTACTTAAGTGGCTTATTTACAGGTAACCGATAATATGACATACTTAGAATTAGTAAATAATGTCCTTAGAAGGATACGAGAAGAAGAGGTTACTTCGGTATCCTCTAACACCTATAGTAAGATGATAGGTGACTTAGTTAACGACGCTAAAGAAACTGTAGAGGCTGCTCACGACTGGGCAGCACTTAGGTACACCTTGAATATTAATACTACAGCAGGTATATTTAACTATGTACTTACAGGGAGCAAGAATACGCCTAAGGCTCTTACAGTCATTAACGATACTACTAATGTTTTTATGGAGTACCGTAGTTCTGCATGGTTTGACAACAAATACCTTGTACAAGAACCCGTCTCAGGTGCGCCTCAGTATTACACGTACAACGGTGTTGACTCCAACGGAGATACCCAGATAGATATATACCCCAAGCCTGACAAGGTTTACGACATACAGTTTAACGCTGTAATCAGAGGTAACATTATAGATGAGAACGGGGTAGTTATTAGGCCTTACCTCTTGACTAACGACGGGGATAATCTATTGCTTCCTCCGATGCCTGTTATACACCAAGCAGTAGCCTTAGCAACTCGGGAAAGAGGCGAGGCAGGCGGAACTACGGCCCTTGAGTACTTCGCGTTAGCCTCTAAATACTTAAGTGACGCGATTGCCTTAGATGCACAAAAGCACCCTTATGAAACCGACTGGTATACCCCATAGGAGTTCGCGTATGTCTGAACCACTCCAGAGTATAAACCTAGTCGCTCCTGCGTTCAAAGGTATTAACACAGAGGACTCTCCGTTACAGCAGGACCCCTCGTTTGCTGATGTAGCAGATAATGCTGTCATTGACAAACGGGGACGTATTGCTGCACGTAAAGGTAACAGTGTTTTAACCACAGATGCTTCTTTGTTAGGTACTGACTATGTGCACCAGATGCACTACTTCTTTGATGACGCAGGTAACTCAAAGTTATTTAGCACAGGTAACTCTAAGATACTTTCAGGCACAACTACGTTAGTTGATGAGACGCCCTCTGGTTACGCCATCGGTAACAACAATTGGAAGATGGTAAACTTTAACAACGCTGCTTACTTCTTCCAAAGAGGACAAGAACCTTTAATCTATACAAACACAGGCGGCTTAGAGACATTCGGAGACTACACCGGTGTTTCTACAAATGTTAAGTTTTATTGTCACGAAGCTTTAGCAGCCTTTGGTAGGCTCTGGATAGTTAATAACTCCTCAGATACTCAGACTATTTACTGGTCTGACTTGCTTATAGGTACGGATTTTACAGGAGGTTCCTCGGGGTCTATTAACCTATCTAAAGCATGGCCCGACGGTTTTGACGAAGTAAGGGCCTTAGCTGCTCACAACAACTTCCTGATAGTCTTTGGTAACCACAGCATCATAGTATTTAAAGATGCCCAGAGTCCTGCTATAATGTCTATATCAGATACCGTAGCGGGTGTTGGTTGTGACTGTCGTAACTCTGTGCAGTACACAGGAACCGATGTGGTATTCTTGTCTACTAACGGATTAAAGAGTTTTAAGAGGACGATACAAGAAAAGTCTATGCCTATGGGCGACTTGAGCTTAAATATTAAGACAGAGTTCCTACAGGCGGTAGAGGCAAGGACAGCGCCTACAAATTCTATTTATAGTCCTGAGAACTCTTTCTACCTAATAGCGTTTCCAGATCAGAACACAACATACTGCTTTGACTTAAAAGGCCAACTAGAAAACGGAGCCTATAGAGTCACTAGATGGCCCTCAGTATCTTTTGAGTCTTTTGAAAGAAAGAAAGACGGCACTGTATACATAGGATCTAGTGGGGGGGTAGGAGAGTACAGCGGCTACTCTGATAACGGAAATTCGTATCGCTTTAGATACTATAGCCCCGGACTAACCTTTGGTGACCCGTCGAAGCTTAAGATACTTAAAAAACTAAGGCCCACCATTGTTGGTGCCAACAGTGCTACAGTGTTTATTAAGTGGGCTTATGACTTAGGAACTAACTTTAGAACACAAGAGTACACCGTAGGTAATCAACAGCCCTCTTTCTATGGAATATCTGAGTTTAATATAGGTGAGTTCACAGGTGGTGAGCTTGCCTCTAGGAGGCCTGTAAACACAACAGGCGACGGTACCGTTATAACCATTGGGTTGGAATCAGACATTAATGGTTTTCCTTTGTCTCTTCAAGAAATTAACGTACTAGCACTTATAGGTAAAACATTATGAGCAATTATACAGTAACGACGGACTTTGCAGCCAAGGACTCTCTGCAATCAGGTGATCCTGCAAAGATCATCCGTGGCTCAGAGTTTACCACAGAGTTTACAAACATAGCAACCGCTATTACATCTAAAGCCAACACAGCCAGTCCTACGTTTACTGGGTTAGTCACGGCTTCTACTTTAACAGTCACAGGGACGCTTACAGCGGGTTTGATTGACGGAGGAAGTTACTAATGGGTTTCTTATCAGATATATTAGGTGGAACAGCAGATGAGTTCTACAGTGCGCTACCTCCAGAAATTAGGAACCTCTACGGAACCTACGGTGAAAATGGGCAGTACGTCTCAGGCATTCCCCAGTTAACTGCGCCTGATATGACGTTCCAGCCCTTCACTGTAACTACAGGGGGCTTAGGCAATATAGCCACAGCAGCAGATGGGAGTACAACATTTAACCTGAGTGAATCTCAGCGGGCTATGCAGGATCAACTCTTAGGTGGTGCCTCGGACTTCTATAGGAACGCAATGCAGGACACCGCTGGTAGAGAGACAGATATATACGACCGTCTCAGGGCTACCCAGAGGCCTGAGGAGATGCAGCAACAATTAGACTTAGAGGAACGCCTGCTTGCCCAAGGTAGAGGTGGTGTATCCACTAATCAATACGGAGGTACGCCAGAGCAACTTTCGTTAAACATGGCGAGAGAAAGAGCCAAGAATGAAGCAATGTTTGGAGCCATGAGTCAAGCCCAGCAAGAGCAGATGCAGCAGGCCGACTTAGGTGGCATGTTCCAGCAACAAGGCTATGCTCCACAGGCTAACTTAATGGGTGCCTTGAGTGCAGGTATGGACGTTGCGAGTATGGCTGACGTAGCACGTAGGCAGCAAGGGGAGTACGATCTACAAGCTCAGTTGGCTAACCTTCAGGCAGACATGGGATCTAGGACAGGTCTTGCTGATCTGTACTCAGGACTCTTTAGTAGCGCCACAGGAGCCTTGGGTTCTGCTGGTG